ATGAGTAAAGGTTGTAGAACACTGACTGGAAGTCGTTACCCGGAACGCTCTGTGAAAGAGCAGAGTTTAGAGCTACAACGTTTCCTGACAAAGCAGGGTTAGTCAATGTTGATACGTAACCGTCGTAACCAAGTGTGTTTCCTGAGCCGTTGTCAGCAGAAGTCGAAGGCAGAGCAGCGACAGTTGCAAATGTGGCAGGTGTTACACCGTTAGTTAGAACAGTTGTTCCCTTGTAGTAAGTGCCTGAGTAGTTTACGTATGTGTTAACGGCAATAGTTCCAGAAGGCACTCCACCAGTGATTGCAAGTGTGATACCTGAACTTGTTGTGGTGGTTGGTGTTCCTGATGCTGTAATTGCCTGTGACTCTCCTGCTGATGAGGAGAATGTTACGTAAACGGCTGTTGCGGTTCCTGAAGGAAGTCCAGTTGCAGAAGCTGCTGCGTTAGTAGCTGCTGCTGATACACCACTGATGTTGATTACAGAAGCACGTCCGTTGAGCATGTTGCGCTCTTCACCGAGCATGTGAGCCCAGATTGTGCTTGTGTGTGACAACTGACGAAGGTCTGTGTATCCCTGTCCAGCGAACTGAGCAGTGAGGTCAACTTGGTCAGAAACACCTTGGTTGACGTGTGACAGAACAATCTTGTCAGCAGCGTACTGAATCTTTGCAGGACGGTTAAGCGTTACTGGACCAAACTGAGCTTGTGTGCCAGTTGGGTTAAAGAACGTACTCATGTTTGGTACGCCACCAGTGTTCGAGTTCGTTACACCGAGGATGCGACGGAATTCGTAAGCCTGACCAATTCCACCGATACGACTTGTGCTGTTACGAAGGATGAACGAACGAGGTACAAGAAGTGCCAATGCTGGTTCAAGGTCGTAAGGTACAAGACCTGTTACGCCAGAGTTGCTGTTGTTAAGTGGGTTGGTAAGTGTCCACTCTGAGCCAGCCTTAGTTACATCGCTCACACGGTCAAGTGCAGTAGTGATGTCACCAATTTGGTCAGCAGACATTCCCTTAGTTACGAGGTCACGGATTTCTCCAATGCGCTCCTCAACAGAGGCGCTCTTAACAAGTGAATTACCATTAAATGATACTGTTCCGGTCTTAGCAGCACGGAGTGAGTTTGACTGGCAAACGCTAAGTGCTGATTTGTAAGCTTCGAAACGGTCAAGACGCTGTTCAGCAGGAAGTCCGCCGAACAACTGGTCTAATGATGGGGCTGTAAATGCCATTAGTTTTATCTCCTAGATAAATTAGTTTTGAAGGATTCTCTTGGCGTCGGCTTCCATTTCGGCAGCCTTGTTCAAGTATCCAGCCTTCATTGATGGGTCAACTACTTCGTGAGCAAGCTTGCGGTACCGACCAGCTTCACTTTGTAGTCTTTCAGCGTCAGCAGATTTACTTGCTTGTGCTTGTGTTGCTCGGAGGACAGGTCCACCGGGTGCAGCCATCTCACGCACTTCATCTAACGCAGCCTTCAGGAGGTTTAGCTCCTCTTTTGCTTCTGCTAGTTCAGCCTTTGTTGTGATGGTTTCCTCAAGACCTAAAGCCTTGACGATTTCGTTTCGCAGTTCAGACTTGATTTCGTCTGTTGCGTTATCTGCCGAAGCAGACTTAAGAAGGTCGGCGCTGACGCCAAGTCCAATGTAAGCCATGTAGTCATCTCCTGATGATTCGGTTGTTGTTGTAAATGGTTCTTCTGTTTCATTTTCATCTGCTTCTCCATCCCACCAGCAAAGGAAATAATCCAAAGCGCATAGGAGTTCTGTTATGTCGCAGATTTCATTTTCCTCACCATTAGCCATCTCGTCGAGTTCTGCGTGAATAAGGTTAATAAGCGATTGACGTACTGCGTTTAAGTCATCTGCATTGTGCATAATTTCTTTTGCAACGTCTGCTTCAACAGCTTTCCAGTTTTCAGGAATTAGGTTCTCTTTACCGAGTGCCTTAGCTCGCTCAATGATGTGAGATTTAGTTGCTGCCTTGTCCTTTGCACGACCAAAAGACTGAATAGCATTTTTAAGGTCGCCTACGGTTTTAATTGGGTAGCTACCATCGGGAAGTGCCTGACCTTTGTCGGCTAGGTTCTGACGTTGCTTGTCTGAGTAATCTTTTTTCTCGACTTCTGGTTCTACCGCTTTGTCATCTCCATCTTCAACGATGTTAGGGAAGTCGTTGCCGGGTGTGATTACATCAGCAGTTGAATAACCTTCGCCACCGCAAACTTCGCATACTGCGTCAGTCTGTTCTGTGCGACCAGTTCCGTTGCAACCAGCGCAAGGTCGAGAAGCAGGGTATGGGTCTTCACTGTCACGAATTACATGACTTTCGTTGTAATTAACGTCTTGCTGAATCTCTGTACCTTCTTTTGCCATCTGCGTATCAGGGATTAAAGCTTCCATTTCGAGAGTTTTGCTGATTTCGAGTTCGCCATTTACTGCTTTTGCGATTTCGACAGTTGCAGTTGGGTTTGCTGGTCGGTCAACGAGCGACACTTCTACGATTTGACCACCTACGATACGACCATTAGGAGCGTCATCTGACTTAACGATACGTGCGCCCTTAATTCCGATTGAGTAACCCTTAAGGACACCCTTTTCTACCTTCTTCATGGTGTTTGCGTCAACGACTTCCGACTTCAAATACCAGTCATCACCATCAGCGTTAAGTTCGATACCTACTCCGGCTGCGATTGAACTGTGCATTTCACGAACGTTTGCGCCAGTAGCCAACCACTGAGGCATTGCTGTCTTTAGCCAGCTCTCGTCGCAAATTTGCTGGTCAAGGTCAAGGTCGGGTCCAGTTGCCTTGCCATAAACGAACATCGAACCGTCATCGGTTGACTTAAATGTTAAGTCTCCGAAGCCTACGTAGGTAATGTCTTTTGCCATAAAAAAAACTCCTCTTGTTAACTTGTTGAGATTACTGCATTTACCGTGCAACGGCAATTTGGGTGTTCAGGTGGAACTGCTTGACTATCGTTTGTTGAGTATGGACCATTCGCTTCAATGTCCAAACAATCAGGACAAGCGTCATCATACGCCACCCATTCCCATTCAGATACACCAAATTGTGAGTATTGGTCAACCGCACCTTCGTTATACGCACGGTTCGTTTCTGTAATAGCAATCATTTCGGCACGAGCAGGGTCGTTAATAAAAGCGTCAATGGTTTTACCAATGGCGGTTGCTGGTAATCCTTGAGCTATACCATCGCCAATTAAATTACCTATACGGTCAACTGTGGTTTTTTTAATACCTGTAATTGTGAGATTTATACCGTTAAGTGTTTTGCGTAGTTTGCCATCGCTAACGAGTGAGGCTGCAATAGGGTCGCCGGGCTTCCAGTTTGCCCAATCGAAACCAATGGCTGCATTTGTAAGTTGGGATACGCCGGTAGCTCCATACTTGTCTAATTGGCGAACAGCATAAGCAGAACCAACAAGACCACCATCCAAAAGCGTATTGGTAATTATCTTTTTTAATGGTCGAATGTCAAACTTGATTTTGCTAAGTACGTCTGCACCAACCTTTTTTTCAGTTGATAATGCCTGTGCAATGGCTGCATCTATGCCAGAAACGCTGTCGGCTATTGCCTTTTGAATCTGAGGTTTGTAATGTTCCTCGATTTTTAGTTTATGTTCAATTCCGGGTAAGTCAGAAATTGAACGCTTAGTAAGCAAACCTTTTGGGTTATCGCTTATCTGCGCTTTCGTAATACTTAGAGCCCAATCGACAAGATTTTCAGGCATTGGTGAAGTTCCCTTGACAATGAAATAAGCATCGCTATTTAGTTTGTCGGCTAGTTCCTCATTGACGGTGACAAAATCGAAAGCTCTCCATTTACCAGTTTTGGTACGAGACTTAATAAACCTTGCAAATTCAAAAATCTCCTCTGCGTGAACGGACTTTTGTTCTACGACAGCTTCTGTCTGCTTACCTTTATCCCCACTTTGCGAGCTTTGCGGACTTTGGGTTTCTTCGGGCTTTTGGCTTTGTGTCTGCGTACCGACATTAACGTTCTCCTTCATTCCAACCGTTTCACCGGCTGCGTTTTGTTCTAGTAATCCATTGAGAAATTGGACTTGATTTCCAGCGACAATAAACGGTTCGTCTGCTTCTGGCATGTCGTAAAGTGGCATACCTAATTCACCACGAACATCATTCATAGTCATTTGACCTGATTCGAGTGATACCTGATAAGCCTTTGATTTAGTCTCTAAAGCTTTTACGTTGTCGTCATCATCATCAAATGCAAACGTAATGTTTTTGTCTGTGTCAAGGAATCGGCGTGAAAGAGTGTTGATTGTTTCTACGAGGAACGATTCAAGTGGCTTTTGTGAAGTAGTGAGTGCTGACTGAGCTTCGCCTTCACGTTCACCAGCACCGCCCAAACCTGAGCGAGGGATAATTCCTAATGCCGATGGATTAACACCAAAGATTGTAGCTATACGAAGAATTAGGAAATTGTCGTAGTTTTCTTTGTAACGCTCATCAATGGTTGGAGCGAATACAGGTTTAAAACCTCTCGGCAGTACCTTCATACGGTGGCGTTCTGCGTTGGAACCAGTTATGCGGTCATTAAAAACACGCTCAAATGCAGCCAGTCGAGTTATGTCCATTTCGTCTGAATCGGTTTCCATGAAAGC